TAATAAGATCTATCGCTGCGGCCATTCCCATAAGACCAACAGTTCCTTTATTTCCATCTGGCATTTTGCTTAATATTATATTGGCAATAACCAATTCACCAAGAATTATACTTAAAGCATATATTGCATTGGGATCTAAGCCTCGCAACATATTTAATGCCAAAGCAAGTATAAGAACAGATCCAGACAATGCCAACAGTTGAGTGGCCGCTTTATTTCCCTTCCCCATTGCATTTAAAGCAACTAATCCCGCGCTTAATTCAATAAATAACGTTGTAATTACAGCAATTCCAGAAGTTAATTTTTCTTGATCTAATAATGTTATTACTGTTAATGCTGCCACCAATATTGCAATAGCTGTTGCAATTACTAATAATTTTTTGGAATTTAATTGATCTTGATAACCTTTAAGAACTCCTTTAAAACCATCTAAAATTCCAGTAATACCCTCGCCAACCCCACCAATAGAATCTGAAAATCCAGTAATACTTTTTATAAATCTTGTAAGACCAACAATAAGTCCTCCCGAAAGAATGGATTTTATAATATTTATAATGCCCGTTAATCCTTCGGTTTCCCACTTTTCTTTTACAAAATCTTTAATTTTTCCAAAAAATTCGGAAATCGCCGTTGCTTCTTTTGGAATTCCTGGAGCTTTTTTGATAGATCCAAAAAAGTTTTTTATTTTCTCTCCTGCTTTGTCTAAACCTTCTATTTCCCATTTATGTTTGAAGAATCCTTTAATTTTTTCAAAGAAATTAGATATAGAATCTCCTATATTTTTGAAATCTATTTCTGAAAATATATCTTTTATTCCTTTAAAAATACTTAAAAGAATTTCGGCAAATTTTGAATCTTTTATTATATTATAAGCTTCTTTTATTTTATTAGAAAAGTTAATTATGGCATCTGTTATTGATTTAGAAATTTTAGTAAATGTATTTGCTTTTTTTGTAGAATCATTCAAATTTTCAAAAAATGAAACAATTGATTTTCCAAAATTAGCAAATTTAGAACCAGAACCAAGATTAAAAATTTTAAACATTTCTTTAAAACCATCAATTAGTCCTTTAAGAACGGAACTGATTGTTTTCCAAGCAAGAGATATAAAAGTAAAAAATGTTTTAAATCCAGATGCAATTCCATCAAGAATTTCTGGTTTTGATTCTAAATTTTTAAAAAAATCTCTAAACGCAAAACTAAGTCGAGCTAAATCCGCAGCCGTTGTTTTGGGAAATATTTCATAAAATGCTTCTTTTAATTTTGTAACACTAGCAAAAATAAGATTTATGATAGAATCCAAACCATCTATTACCGCTTGTCTTCCACCAAGAATTTTCCACATTTTTAATGTTCGATTTCTTGCATCTGAACTTTTTTGAATAACGTCACCGATTTTTTGTGAAATTGCACTCCAAAAATTGGTTGCTTCCTCGTAATCACCAAATATATTTTCTGAAGTCATCGCCCAACCAGAACCAATAGCTTCTTTGGTTGTATCCATTAGTTGTGTAAATGTTCGGACCTTAGTTGCAGCTTCGGTTGCTTTTTTACCCAATTCGGTTGTTGTATCAGTATATTTTGTCAATGTTTGAGTTAATACTTCGCTAGTCATCCATTGCTTTTGAAGAGAATCATTAAAATTTTTAGTAGGAGAAAGTGGCAAGTTCCATCCGCCATCAGTTAGAACTTTATATGTTCCATCTGCATTCTCTTTAACCGTCCCCAATTCAGCTGCTGTTTTTATTAATTCTGTTTTGAAATCAACGGTCGCCATATTAGCATTTTCAATAGATTTCCAGTCGATTAACTTTACATAACCAGCAGATAAAGCCTGGGAGAAATTATACATAGCCCGTGAGGCTTCTTCGGCATTTGATCCAGACAAAGCCGCTGCATTACTAATACCTTTAATGGCTTGAACTGCGGTTTCAAGATCAACACCAGCATTTGTAAACTTTCCAATATTTCTAGTCATATCTGAAAAACTATAAATAGTTTGGTCAGAGTATTTATTCAATGCTTCAAGTTGGTCATTAACCATTTTCAAAGTTACTGGAAGACCATTTTTATCACGTCCTCCAGCTAACATTGTGCGAATAGAACCTATTTTTAATTCATATTCTTGAAAACCAGCAGTTACTTGATCTAAAGATAAAGATTTTGCCAATTGAAGTCCAGTATCAACCGCACGACTTCCAATTCTCATTAATGCGCCTACAGCAATTGCCCCAAAAGCAGAAAATTTTCCACCAATGCTTTCGGCAATATCACCAAGAGCACCAAAACTAGATCCACTTTTTGAAGTTTCACCCAAAGCTTTTTCAAAATCCTTTAAAGATTGGGAAGATTCTTTAATCCCTTTTTCAAATCCTTTATTTTCAAACGCCATTTCAACAATGCGTTTATCAATTTTACTCATAGACTTTCAACCTCCTTCCAACAATCTTCTGAAATTTGTTCAAATATTGGAACAATTGCAGGATTAATATAATCTATCCCTTGAACATATCCACCATTTTTTGTTCCATGCCCATATTGTATCAATATTGCAAGTGGGGTTCCACTGCTTATAAGATTGGAATTATTCCATACTATGCCCCATTCATGAACCTCATAGGACCAACTATTTGCTGTATTTCCTGTATTTTTTGGAGTATACGATCGAAGGGCCTCAACTCCTTGTTGTCCATATTTATTAAAAATATTTCTAATTTTTCTCGGTAGCATTAGTTCTGCTCCATCAAAAAATTTTTCTGTATTTCTAAAATCTCCTTTTATGGTAAAACGTATCATTATTGAAGCCCTCCTTTCTTAGAAATTTTCGGGTGTAATATTATTATCTTTTAGTTGTTTACTTAATTTTTCAGCCCAAGTACGCCATTTTGCAGCTTCTGCTTGTAAATAACCCATTTGGACACTCATCGCTTGCTTATAGGATTCGAATTCTTGTTCCAATTTTAAGTATTTTGCTTCTTGTTTTTCAAATCTTTTTTCTTGTTTTTCTATTGTATCGTATAATTTTGAAATAGTATCGGCGTCAATATTTTCTAATTCCGGGGCATGTTTACGAATTGTTATAAAAATAGCAATTGCCGAAGCTATTAAACTTCCGATCGGTAATAAATATTCAATCATTTTTTAGGTACCTCCATTTGTTTAATGCTTGTGCTAGAAATACCGACAATGTAAAAAGAATCCCAGGTCTAACAAATTCTTGATGAGCAATATAAGAACTACCAATAATAGGTCTTATTATTGAATAAATATAATAAATTGCCCAATATAATCCGACAATCACATATAATATTTTTTTGGGGATTTTTCTATATTTAAAAAATAAAGCAATTTCAATATAAAAAAAAGTAAGACCAACAAAAACAATTAAATATTTTTGAATTTCATAAATTACTTCCATTATATACCTCTTTTGAATACTTTAGATTTATCCATTTAAATTCATCCCCAATTTTAATTTTCCCCCAAAGTCTGTCTTCATCTTGAGAATAATGTTCTTCGAGTACTGTAAATTTTTGATCCCGCTTAACAATTCCAGCGTTTGAATAATTTAATCCAGGACCAGAAAAACAATTAAGTCTCGCAGAAGTAATCTTTATGTCATATTGAGAAAAATTATCTTTTTCCATAAAAATCAATTCGTTTATGTCATCCCCATAATCATTAAAATCTGTATCTAATTCAGATAGTTCTTCAAATTCTTCTTCTTCGAAAAAGTCCTTATCGTCACTCATATTATTTATCCTTTCGTGTTTAATTGTTTTTTTCGTTCTGCATTAAGCATTGCATTCCTGTTAAGAATTGCACTTCTTGAAACTTTTTTGGGAGGTGTATTTTTAATGCTACATACTTGTATTAATGTTAAAAGTCTATTTAGATGCCATTTTTGACATTCAAAAGGAATGTTTAATGATATCATCCAATAGTATATAAGTTCGGAAGTAACCACCTCGTTTCTTACTGGGCCATTGTTAATGTTCGAAAACGTTGTTGCTGTCATTTTATGTTCAATATACTCGGCAACTTTTTCAAATTGTTCTTTAGAAAATCCATTTATTATTTCTGGGGAAACACTTCGATCAATTATCATACACCGTATATAATCTTCTTCTTCTTCTCTTGTTTTTTGTTCTTTCCCCAAAAAAGCTTTGCACCATTTGGACTCCCATTTTGATATGGAGACAAGAGAATGTTCAAGATCTATAGTTTTTCCTTTTACAGAAACAAATGTGGCACTGTCCTCATTATAATATTCACTATCGGCTATGGTTAATGTTAACATCTCTTGTCTCCGGATTTTGTAAATTATTTAACTGCTAACAAATTATTCATAAATTTTATCATTTCTTCTTGATTCATTAGCATTTCTTCAACAAAAGCATCATATGCTGCAGAATTTTTAAAATCTGAAAGAACTTGTTCGTTCTTAACAAATTTCAATCCATCTTCGCTTCTTTCGCCATAAGATAAATCAACCAATCTATCTAAAAGACGCGCAACCATTCGTATGCTTTCGGAAAGCAACTGATTTTTTTCATCAAAAGGATCTTCCGATATAGAAACATCATCAAACTGTTTTAATAATTCTCCTCGTTCTTGAAGCTGTTTCCCAATTGAAATAATTTCTTCATATGCTTCATTCGATGAAGTTAAAACGGCCGTTCTTGATACATGAAAGTATAAATCTTTAGTTCGTTCTATGTCATTAAAGTCTTTAAATTTAATTGTTTTTTTTAACATTTTATTATCTCCTTTCAGATAATTTGTAATTTTGAGTGGGATGACTTTGTCAGAGCCCACTCATTTTTTAATAAATTTTACGGAACAGTAAGTAATGTAATAACTTCATCTGGTGTTGGAAGATTTGCATCGACCAAATAAGCACCGAAAAGTTCATCTTCAAGAGCCTTAAGCTTTGTTGCATCTGCTTTTGTGCTATCAATAACCAACATTGCGGTTGGCAAATAGTCAGTTACTTCAACCGGATCGGTTGAAATTTCCCAACTAAATGTAATTGCTTCTGGAGAATCATTAATGGTTGAATAAGCCTTTTCTGAAGGAGCAGCCAATGCACCATAAATAAGATGAAGCTTATAGCCAAGAGAGTTTCCAGCAACATCATTACCAAGTTTTGATTTATAAACCAAACCAAATTTCTTACGTCGTTGCTGACCAATAAATACACCATCTGCTGCTTCATACGAACCATCGCACTCTGCAAATTCATCCGGATATGTATAAGCCTCAATTGTTGCCGCAAATTCCTCTGGCCCAATAAGTGTCAAATACTTAATATTATCCGCATACAATGGAGTTGGTTCTGCCCCAGATGGAGATTCACTAACAGAAATTAATCCATTCCAAGGAACTCCCAATGGATATGCTCCATGTTCGTCTTGAACATATAAAACCCCATTACTAATACCGGTTTCGTATAAACGTTCTCCGGTCCCATCCCAAACAAGTTCTGCCATAATTTTATCTCCTTAAAAATTAGTAATATAGTGTAAAAACATAATGATTTAAATTATCCGATGCAAAATATTGGTTAAAACTACAATAATCTAACCCTAAAACTTGAATCGGAATCGATGAATCTGGATCTTGATCTATAACCGTCAACGAATATACTTTTTTATTTTTATATTTTATTGAGTTGGCATAGTTTATATCAATGGAATCCAGTTCATAAATAATACAGGGATAAGTAAGTCTGATAGAAGAAGGTGGCTGAAAATATACTTTATTTGGAGCAATTAATTCAACCAGCATTTGATGTAATTCAAGTCTTTTGGCTTTTTCTAATTCATCCATTATAAACTTCTCCCAATGTTAAAATTAAACGGGGTCGTTGGATTTCAATACTATTTACTTTCCAACGAACACCCATCCAAGTAACATATCGCATTGTAGAAAAATTCTCATAAGCAAACGGATCGGCAATTAATGAAATCCTATTCGAAATTGTTAGATTATCATTTTTTTGATCTGTCGAATCCCATCTTCGAATATTTTGAAGAATATCTCCTCGATATGAGCGTTCTACAACAACATCATCCCATACTCCCGGAGATATTTCTTTTTGTGTAATATAACCTATCGGTCCATAAAATTTACTCATAAATATCTCCTAAAAAATTAAATTATGCGGAAGGACTGGTCTCTGGTTCAACGCCTTCTGCCCAAATAGCCAAAGCAGCATGTGGAACAGTTAAAGCGCCCGAAATACGAGTTTCAATCAAATACTTATACTGATTGAAATCAATATCGAAATCATCCATCATAGTAACCGCACCACCCTTATCGGCACCAACTGAATAATCAGCCATATTAACAATAACACCCACGAGAGTGCTATAATCAACGACAGATGTGTCTGGATTGACAATTGTTTCCATTGCTGGAACTTCAACGATTTCTTTAACACGAAGAGCAGCAGCCAAATCGGAAATAGTATTGTGAATCCGACGACCAAGGCTATCCTTTAAAAGCAGCATATCGCTAAGAGTATCGGAGTTGGTAAAGAAACTTGGAATACCGGTTCCACGATAATCTTTGCGAGCACGAATAATCCCATCAATTAATTCTGAAGTTGTGGGTTCAGTTGCAGGAGAAGTTGCTTTGACAACAACTGGTACAGTATAAAGAGCAACATCGGTAGCAATTGGACGAATCTTAGTTTCGACGATTTTGTCGTCGCTCGAAATTGAACGACCATCACCAACAAGAATTGCACGGGCAAGCTCTTCTTCGAGCATCATGCGCATTTCATTGCGAAGCCAAACAACAACATCGAAATCGGTGATATCAATCAAATCATCGCGATCGATTTTCTGTTTCTTATAAACAGTTTGTGGATCGGTGGTGCGTTTTAGCAATGCAAAGACTTCTTCTGCCTTTTCATTACCAGTAATATAACCCCGGGCACGAGCTTCGTCTGCAGTTACATCGGCAACCAAAGTCTTAATTCGAGCAAATGGGATGTGTTTTGCAGCATCAAAAACGCTCTTAACCCACTCGGATTTACGAGCAAGCATCTGCGGAGTTGCAGAAGTAGCCTTATGATCTGGGAATAAATATCCAATATCAGTAATTGAATGTTGAAGAGTTTTATCTTCGGCATCGCCCTGATATGACATATATGCATCGGCAATGGTATCAAAACCATGCGCCAAAAATGCATTTTTTAAAGATGATTGGGAACGACGAGCATCTTCCAAAATTTCTTTAAGTTCGGTACGGGTTAAAGCATCATGTTTCATAATATTATTACCTTCCTTTGTATTAGAGTTATCGAAAACATTTTTTTTCATATCTGAATCTCCTTCATTAATTGATGATTGTTTTACTTCTTCTTCTTCTTCTTCTTCATTCTCGGATTGAGTTTGAAGTGCTTCTGCGATCATTGCATAAACAACTGTTTTTTGTTTTTCACTAAGAGTTTCAAAAACATCAGCAATTGTTTCTTCACCTTCTTCGCCTTCTTCTTCTTCTGCTGCTTCAGCATGAAAAACTTCAAGATCTGAATCGGCAGATATAATCGCTTCGGTTTCATCTTCTACGATCGATCCGTCCCCATGTTGAAACGCCAAATTATCAATAAATGCCCCAGCATTTGCTCCGGCAATAACAAGACTAACTTCACGAATCATTCCATGAACAACATTTTTACCCTTTTCAACTAATGAATTTGCATAAATTGAAAGGGCTTTAATATCACCATGTTTAATTGCTTCTCTTGCATCTTTTGCCGCAGAAGATTCATTAAGTGAACAATATGCATAAACTCCATCTTTACGGTTTTCCAGCAAGGCATGACCTAAAATATTTGCTGGTTCATTATGCAAATGTTGCCAAACTAATGGCACCACTTGCCCATCATTTTCTTGAAATGCATCTGGAAGAATTGTTCTTCCGTCGCTGCATTTAAGACCAACTTTAGTAGCATAGCCACTAAAATCATACTTAATGTCTTTTTTCATATTTAAAATCTCCTTCTATTTTGATTTCATTATACCTAGGATCCCAATTTGTATCTTAAACAAAAGGATCATCATAAACGGTTTCTTCTGGTTCTTCTTGTAAACCTTGGAACGGCTGCTGATCAATTGGCATGTTTTTATTGCGTAATACATCTGCATCTGGAGAAGTTGATGGTTTAAAACCAAGAACAGAACGTATCTCATTAGATGTAAGAATTTCATTACGTGTAAAACCATCGGCCATTTCGGCCATTTCATTTGCTGGAACTAATCTAAGAACATCTTTAAATCCCATCAGTGTTTGCCCCTGAGTTCTTGCTGTTTTTGTCAAAAACTTACGACGCATTTCTTCGAGCAAAGATGTTACAATTGGTTCGACCGTTCGATTATAATAATTTAACATTGTTGGTGCATTTGCTTTACCAGAAAATACTTCTTCGGAAACTCCAAGTTGACTATATAACATTTGAGTTAAATAAGTAATTTGTGCTAATAAATTATTTTCCGAAGGACGATTTAATTGCGTTATTCTTTCCGTTCCATCTGTATATGCAATGCCATATCTACTTCCACTTAGTTGCCTTTCAATAGCAAGTCTTCTTTCTTCTGCTTGTTTTTGACGAGCTTCGGTTTTAACTATATATGGCAATTGAATAATTAGATCGAGTTTTCCACTTCCACTTTGTTCGTCAATTGCATCTAATAATATTAATTTTCTAATAAGTCTACGAAGTGTTCCATTTGGTTCATTCATTATTGCATAAAAAGGATTTTCGACAATGGCAACGATTGATTTCGGTAAAACTACTTCTTCTCGTATTCCCTTTTTATCATCATATAAATCAACCCTAACATAATCCGGATACCAACTTATAATTCTTCCAGTTCTTAATGAAAGAATATCATATGAACCAGAAACTATTGGAGAAATTGTAGTATCTACTGGCACTATAGCAACGACCCCTTCATCAAACATGCTTAAAACAACATCGTGAATAAATGCTCTTCCGGTTTGATCTTTGTTTGCCTCAATGGTTAAACAATTTTGTAGTCCACTTTTTAATGTTTCGACATATCTATTATTTTCATCAACACGAACGTGATTTAAATCAAAAGAAGAAACATCAAGAGCAATCCTATTATAAATAGCAGTTACTATTGACCGTTCGTTGCCACCAGTTAATCTTGGCTGGGTTGGACTTATGGACGACTGATATCCAAGATCTTTATATGTATATATCTCATCATTAGTCGTTGATCTAAGAGCATTCCAAGCACTTCTTAATCGATTCCCTATTGTATCTGCCATGCACTTATCCTCCTTCTTTCATTAAATTAACATTTTTATAACCTACTTTTCCACTTGAAAAAACTCCGGTTTTTACATTTCTCATATCATATCCAGCATCTGCATATGCCGTATAAACTCCGATGTTTCCTCGCATTGCAACAAATCGCAGAACTTTTCCCGATGGAGTTAAAATATCTCCAATCCGATTATTCATAAGTTCAGCCATTTTATTATTATAATTGAGAATTGTACTTGAAGTAAGTTTTCCATTAGTTTTAAACCGAGGATTAAGTTCATTATTTACAAAATTTTTCATATCATTTGAAATTGCGGCTTGGGTTTTTACTTTTATTTTTTCGCCCTTTGTCTTAACCCATTTTTTATCTTTTTTTTCAAGTCGAGCGATTCCTCTTGGGGTTAATGACCCATCAGAGTTTTGATATCGTCTTACTCCCCACTTCATTCCAATAATTCCATGATGCTTTATTAAGTAGGCCATAACTTCATATTTAACCTCCAATCCCCTGTTTCTTTAAAACTTCTTTAATTACAGCGGCTCCGAATGCTCCGGCTGCTGCCCCTGCGGCCATTCCACCATATTTAGAAAGAAGATTATTTATAGCATATCTTCCGGGAGTAAGATCTTCTACCACCAATGTTTTGAGTTTTTTTTCCATCTCTAAACGTTTAATTGTAGACGATAACTCTTGATCAGATATTGTTCTTCGATTAAAATATGCTTTTGCTCTTTTTCTTTTTGTAGATAAATTCTCAGACGCCGATTTCCTAACTCCCCATTTCATTCCCAGAACACCATAATGCTTTAATTCAGATTCTTCATCCAGAAAAGAAAGTTCTTCATCACTTACTTCAGCAAAATCCTCCGGAAGACTGATGCTTTTTACAAATCCGTCATCATCGCGTTCAATAACAACTTTCCATGATTTTTTTGAAATATCAGCATGTTTTAACTCAGATTCATCTTCATCCAGAAAAGAAAGTTCTTCATCACTTACTTCAGCAAAATCCTCCGGAAGACTGATGCTTTTTACAAATCCGTCATCATCGCGTTCAATAACAACTTTCCATGATTTAGACATAATACCTCCTGTTAATCATCGGCGGTTATTTCAAAAGTGGGAAGCCAATCATCTGAGCCTTGTACGGATTTGATTTTGTACTTGGTCCCGGCTAAATTATCTCCTGCTACTTCATTAAGCATTTTTTCCATGCGTTTGCTTAACATGTCGGAATATACTTTTCCCATTTCTAGATTTTTCGCTCTACCCTCTTTACTGGTCAAGCCTCGTTTAAGTGCCGCAAGGCCTACTGCTTTAGGATATTTTGCTCTAAATTCGGCTTCGTGGGCAGCTAATTCTGCATCCGATCTTTTACTAAAATCTAATGCAATCTTTTTTCTTAAAGCCTTTGTTTCTTTTTTCACAATTTCTTTTGGATCGGCTCCTTTTGCTTTTGCTGCTCTTGCTGCATTTATTGCTTTGGTTCCATAATAACGGCCAAGAAGCGCTTCAATACCAACCTTTTTAAGAGTAGAGATTCCTTTCGTTGCATCTTGCCAATTCTTTTCATCTTCTTTAGTCCAAAAAATTTTATCAGCCAAACGCTTTAGACCGCCACCTTTACTTCCACCTGAAGATGATTCAGACGATCCCTTTCTAACTCCCCATTTCATTCCCATAACACCATAATGCATTAATTCTTCTTCGGAAACATCTTTATGTTTAAGAATAGCATTTAAACGACGTAATTCTACTCCATCCTTGCCATTAACTTCTTCAACTTTCTTACTTTTTACAATAACTTTATTTGCCATATTATCTCCTATTCAAATGCTTCTTTATTATCTATAATTACTTTATTTGGTATATTGTTCTCCTTCTAAGGACGAAGTTTTGTAACTACATCTTTTACTCTTGCCATAACAAATGCATCGACTGCTTGTTTATTCGCAAAATATAATGCGCTGGCTGCAGTTACTGTTAAAGATCCAGTAATACCAAAAAATTGCTTAGTTGAAACTCTAGCTCGATAAGCAGTATCTTTTCTAGTTCTTTCTCGTTTTGCCTTTACGGCCGATTTTGCATAATTAGCATTATTGACTTGCGCATCAAAAGCTTTTGCATAACCGGGAATCTTTGTTCTTTTATTCTCTAGTTCGGCTTTTAACAATTTCCTTCTAGTTCCTGCTCCTTGTCCATAAAACATCTTTGCATCGGCATAGCGTTGTACATCTTTTTTTACTAATCTTTGAGTATGCCGAGAAATTTTATCTGAATTATCTGAATTATCTTTCCTAACTCCCCATTTCATTCCAAGAACGCCATAATGCATTAATTCTTCTTTTTCCGTTTCATTTTTATTAGTAATTATTACTTTATTCAAATTACACCTCCTATTGGAATTATTCGAACGCTTCTTTATTTAATTTATATGCAACATATGCATCAAGCAATGCGGCAACAGAATCTATTTTTTCCGCATATCTCTTTTTTAATAATTTTCTATTACCATTTGTATCTTCCATTGTAACACAATTGCCCATTGTAAAAGCAAATAATTCTTGATCAAATATCAACATGCGTTCTTCGCTTAATTTTTTCAATTCCCCAAGAGGTACCGATTCTGTTTTGGCTCCTTGAATAACTTTTTCAATTCCATAAGGACCGTTTTATTTTTCCCATCTTTCAACAAACTCTCTTGCATTATATGGGTCAAATCCAAATGTACGGACATCATACTGAGAATCTTGAATAAATCTATCAAGATCGTCATAAACATCCATCATATCTAATACGGCCCCATCGAGAACCATTAGTGATCCTTCTTCAATAAATTGATCATATTTAATTCTCATAGCTCCAGGAAGTTTCATTAATGTTAAACTTGATATATAACAACGAGTTTTAATTCCGAATTCTCCTCTTGGAAGAGGGAAAGCAAAAGTAAAAGCACAAAAGTCATCTCCTTGAGACAAATCTGCACCAAGCGAGCAAGGCATAGACCAAAAATCTCTTTTTCTATGGGGAAGGGTTTCTTCATAAGTAAAGAAATATGTATAACCTTCCATCGGCAATCCGAATCTTTTTGCAAGAATATCATTTCTTGTTGCCGGTGCTTTTTCTGCTCTTTCAACATCTAATTGATATGCTTCATAAGTAACGGTCTTTCCAATATTTGGATTGGCTTTTAGCCACATTTCTGGTTCAGCAACTTCATCAATATTATCTAAACGATAATACCAAATAGAAACGTGTGGATTTATATAATCTCCTCGCAAAATGTCCATTAATTCCATTTTGATTGTGTCGCCACTACTATTGCGAACAGTGCCTTCTGAACTAACTGCAATTATAAGATAGTCGTCAAGTTTGCTTGCTCCCTGTTCTATTGCGCCAACAATGTCTTCTCTAATATCTCCAGAAAGCCACTCATCAATTGTTGTGATTTTTGGACGAAGACCTTGAAGCTTATCAATAGCCATTGGACGAATTTCGAGTAAAGAACCAGTTAAAAAGTTTTCAATTCCCTTTTTAGTAGAAGCAAGCTTTACTCTATTGGCCCGACTACCAGTTGTGTTTTGAATTGATCCCTCTGTTAGAAATTTAAATAGTGGACCTCGAGCACGAGTAATTGCAGTTCTAATTGGCGAAAGAACTTCTTCACTTTGCTTCATAGTTGGTGCCGTTGTTACTTGGTGGGTTGTTGACGTATCAACATTTAAAAAGTAATTTTGTATACAACTTGCATACATTGATTTTGCGGCTCCGCGTGCAATAATCAAATACTGTTTGTTAATTAGTCTTTTTTTTATCATTCGAGTAACATAGTGACCCCCATTACCTTGAGGGTTTGGTTCATAAACGCTTCTTTCTATAAAGTAATACCAACCAAAGATTTGTTCTGCCCAAAGTTTAAAAGTATCTAATAAATGTAAATCTGCACCATCGGTCAATGTTAATTCTGTTTCACAGAAATCAATAAAACCTTCAACAGCATCGATATCATAGTAAATTGATGGGTTCTTAATTAAATCATCAATCCGATTCATTTCCATTGCAATTTCTTTACAAACAGGTATTTGACCTTGTAACACGGACTCTCTAAATTGTTTATAATACTTTGGAGTTGCCGTGTTTGATATGCCCATATTAACTTCCTATCTTTTCCAAAATCGACATATAACCATCGTCAAAAATTGTATGCATGGTGGATCCTTTTCCGGGTGCATTAAGTAATCTATTTCCCCAGGAATCAACTCTTGCTTTATTTTCCATTTTTTTAACATACGCAGATTTAACGCCAATTGTTCCAGCCTTTATTACAAGCGGAGCTACACGCAACGCTAAACCAAAAGCTTTTTCACCAATCTGTTCTGGAGAAATATGTTTATATTGTTTTTTAGACATATCTTTTTGTCCAGAATCTGTATACCGTTTCATTGCACTTTTAGAGGCTATTTCTTTTGAGACCGCCATTATTGCTGCATTTTTTACAGCATTAAGACCAATTGTTTTAACTAATTTTTTAGGATCACTTAAAGCAGATGGGTTGAGCGCCTTAGTTAAATTATAACTTACTAATGCATTTACAGACGCACTAAATGCTGTTGAAAATACTTTTTGGCTTGTTGTTTTTGACAGCCATAAAGCTGATTTAAGATCTGCCCGTGGGATATTATTTTTTACAGAAGATTGGGTTTTATAAACATTTTCTGCTTTGTTTCGCAAACTTTCATATTCCGATTTTCTAACACCCCATTTCATTCCAAGAACGCCATAATGTTGTATAATGTTTCGATTTTCATCAACTAAAATCATGTATGCGCCTCCTTTCTTTTAACTTTCTCTAACATTACTATTAAATATTGCTTGTAAACCAAGTTCTTTATGCCACATAAATGCTTGTGCTTGTCTTGTGCTCCCAAGAAAACCATTTTCAGCATGCCAAGCATCGCTTGCGGTTATAGAACTTATTCTTCTAAATATAATCCCGTTATTGGTTATTGTCATTTCCGTATGCAAATGCCCCATGTGAAACTCTCTAAATATAGATTTTCCCCAAAGTTCTGGAGCCTCAACTTGCATAAGACCCTGCAATCTTTTTCCCTCTTTTTCTCCATGAGAATATCCGATTAAATTTTTACCAAACAAAATATATTTTCTTGGAGCGGACGACAGATCAATAGTAATGTTCTTTGTTTCTGAATATCTTTGATAGATTCCAACAACTGCGGCATAACTAAGCATTTGATCATGATTTCCAGGAATCCATAAAATTTTAATAGGAGCAATTTTTACAAGTTCTTCAATGGTCCAAACTAACAATTCAATGCCTTTTCGAAACATTTTTTGCCATCTAGTATCAGTATCAAGTTGCGTTCCAGCAGTTGTTGTAACTCTTGGAGT